CTGCAATGCAGGTAAGGTAGAGCCTGCCGTAAACGGAACAATCATTTCACGAATTGCATTAGGGTTTGTAACTCTTACAATTCTGCCAATTTCGTTATTAAGTAAATCGTCTATTGCCGCTTGGCCTTCTACAACTTGTAAGCCGGGATTGTTTGTAAGTGCAACATTATCTAGCACTCCACGCAACATTGCAGTGGCGGCATCTTGGTCATGTAGAACTAAATCAACTAAAGATGTGCCAAAGAACGCGTGACTTTCGGGGTCACACTCAAAAATGGCATATGGTGCATAATCAGCCTCTGTATAATCAAGTAATTTATATAAACCACCTGCACAGGTAAATTGATATAATCTTGGCATACCAGTGCCTTCTATATCAAGCTCCATATAAGCAACCGTAACCGTTATTTTTTTTGAAGATACTGATATGTTTTCATTATCGTCGTGGTCTACCGAATAGCCTCTTCGCTCAAATTCAGTTTCATCATCTAAACTACTATAGTCATCGCCTTCTAAACCACGCAAGTCTTCTAAATCAAAACCCATTGCCAATAAATCAGAAATACGCTTTTCACTTGTATGCCCACAAACGTAATAATCGTCTATGCTTCTAGCATTACGATCAATAAAAAAATCTTCGGGAGGCAAACTTTCAATACACAAATCACCCATAGATTGCATTCTTGATATTTTTACATCGTGTATTGTTTCAGCGACACCCATTCCTTCTTCTACTATTTCAGTTGTGGTTTCTTCGTGTTCTATCACCTCAACATCATCATCCTCAACAACCAGAGCAAACTCTTCGTCATTTAAACCAGTATATGTATGTATTTCTGGGCGCATTTGTTCATTGTAATAAACGTATGCAATACCAGTTTTTTTAACCATAGCATCTTGAAATACATCATTTAAAATACGATAGCCGTTGTGCTGATGAAATTTATACGAAATATAAGATGTTGCCTGTTCTGCAGCTTTTACATCTTCTGGGCCTCTAGGCACAAACTCAACTGGTTTTTCGTTATTTAAAAATATGCGCTGTATTGATGGTTTTAGCCCTCGCACAACCTCACGACATTTAGTGGCAACGACACCACTTCTACCCTGCTCATGACCAATATCAACTTCCGCATCAAAGTATCTTTGTGCTTTAATACGTTGCGGCTCTATTTCATCATCTATAAAATCTACTGCATCTTGTATTGCTTTAGAAACTATACCTTCAATCTGCGCTTCGTCTAATTTGTTTAATTTCATCAGTACGCTCCAAAACTTTCAAGTAAACCCATACCTTTGCGCTCTTCGCCACGCATACCGCTTATTATTTCATCTGCTCCACCAGTTGCAAATGTAGCACCTCCCAATGTGGCACCTCTTGCAACTCTGTATCTGTTATTTGCAAACCAATCGACTAATTTTTGCGCGCCACTTTCATCAATAATAGCGTTTCTTACGAGATCTGGGTCTTCGGAAACAAGTATTTGAGCTATTCTAAGGTTTTCTTCGTCTGTCAAATCACGAGAAAATTTATTTGCAAATTTGCTGACTGCTCTAAAATAACTATCAGGATTACCTGCAAAAATACCGAGCATATCACCTGTTGTTATTTTAGAATTTTGAGCTTGCTTAGAAAGCAAGGTTTCGGCTGTTATGGTATTATTTAATATTTTACCTGCAACATCTTCGCTCTCATCTGCAAGTTGTAGCTGTTTTAATACTTTATTATATTCGTCATCATCGGGTAATAACTGTCGCAATAACATACCTTCTTGTTTGGTGTCGTCGGCCAATGTCCTTATAAGATTTTTTTGCCTACCTTTTGTAAGACCTGTTTGTATTGCACCTAAAAAACCCATTTTAAAAGCATCAAGAGCTTCAGCACTATCAAACTTTCTGTCTAAATCCATCATCGTTCGGTAAATGTCACCTTTTGAAAGTGCATCTTCACCTGCTTTATACGCTTGCGCGTTTGTAATTTTTGCTTGTGCCATTTTTCTGGCATCAGCCAATTTTGGAAATGCAGTATCTAATTTAGATTTTAAACGTTTTGATAAATCTTTTGTTGCACCTGCAACAGTCCCTTTTTTATCGGTTGCTAATTTTACGCCTCTGTCTCTTATAACCTTATAGACTTCTTCGGCTTCTTGTACTGTTGGGCGTCTTATAAATTTAATGCCATCATCGCCAATACTGTACAAAGGTTTGCGCATTTTAAGACTTTGAAGTTCATTAAGTGCTGAGCCAAATTGCGGATTACGCTCTAATATTTTAGATAAATCGTCAAATGTTGCTTGATCAAGCATTTTGTTTTTAAATGGTTTGTACTGTTTGCTAATTTCTTTTTGTAATTCATCTTCGTCAGCTATGTAATTGGCAACAGCAGGAAATGCAGGGTCTTTGCTATCTAATGCTTGACCAAGCTCATCTGCCGCTTTGCTACGTTGCAACTGAGGTCTTGTTTTTGCAAAATCTTGTATAACATTTGTTGAAGGACCTGTTTGCATTGCTTTTATCGCGGCGGCCAAAGTTCTGTTTTCTGCCAATATCCTACCATCTATTAAATCTTGCACAACTTCGTCTGGTGATTTTCCAGTTTGTTGTACCAATCTTTGTATTTCATTTTCAACAACACTTGGACCTCTACGACCAACAATTCTTCGGCTTGCGTCTGCAAGATTTTTCATTGCTGTAAAACCTAAATCAGCGACTTTACCACCTACAACTCCACCGACACCACCAGTTACAGCACCTTTACCTGCGCTATCCATGCGCTCGCCAAATCCACCTTCACCAGAACCAAAACCGTATGCCGCACCTTCTGCTGCACCAATGCCTAATACTCTTGCCCATGTTGGTAATGTTGCGGCTGTGGAACCACCGCCAGTAAATGGTGACAGTAATAAAGAAATAGCTGTTGGTGCCATAGCACCGCCTGCTTCATAACCTAAAGAACTCATTGGGTAAGCCTCTCTATATCTAGAAAGCTTATCTCGTACTTCTTCTAATACTTCTTCGTAAGGCCTACCTGATGCTAAAGAAACTGCACGTGCTTCTAATTCGTCTGCAAAACCAAGTGTCAAACCTTGACCCATGCTTCTTAATCGCTCTTTTGGAGCGTTGCCAAACCCTGCGGCCGTCATTGCTTCGTTTGCACCCATAATTATTTAACCTCGTTACATTTGCTCAATATATTTTACGCGCTGATTTTTCGTCATGTTGTTGATCCAATGGTTTCGCCAATCTTCATCTGTAGCAAATTGAGCAGCAAACTCTGCCCATTCTGCATTATCTGGAAATTTATCTGGCGATGGTTTTGGTGGTATACTGTCACGTTTTATATTTTGATTAATTTCAGGAATTTCTCCAGTGTAACCTTTATCAATAATTATTTGGTCAATTGGTAAACCTTGCTGTTCTGCAAGTGCTGTATATTGATCTGTTACCGTTTTAAATTGTGCTTCAGCTTTTCTGTATAAGCGAACTGATCGGTCTACAAAATCTGCCCTTTGCTCTTCTGTTAATGTAGTACCCATAACCAATTTATTGTATATTGCTCTAGTTCTTTGCGTTACATTACCAGTATCTCTAGCTGTTGCATATTCGCCTTCACGAACTGTTGAGCCGGGATCAAGCAACTTCATAAAGTTAAAAATCAAAGCCATATCACCCGCACCAGTAGGAGCTTCTGATGAAGCCATAATTCTTGCAAATGCCGCTGATTGTTTTGCAAATTCTTTTGTTTCTGGTGTGCCAATATATTCTTTACGCAATGCATTTGTTGCAGCAAAAATATCTTTTTTACTTAATACACCTTCTTTTTTGTCTTTAAGGTACTGCATATAAACTGTTTGACCATCTGCACCATTTCTAATTGCCGCTGCGTATGGTGCGCCACCTTCTAAATTATCAAGCATGGCAGCTGTTTGGTTGCTTTGTCTTTGTTTTTGGGTTTTTGCTCCTTGGCTTCTTATAACTTCGCCCATTCGTGCTTCGGGTAAAATTAAAGGGTCAAGTGCTTGCGCAAAATTTTGAAACGTAGACAATCCACTTTGATTGCCCATTTTAGTAAGCATATTTAATAAACCGCCTTGCTCATCACCTCTTGATGAGGCTCTTGTATTTGGCATTTGTTCTGGCTGAGAAGGTTGTCTACCAAGCATTTTAAATAAATAATTTTGGGTTTCGGCAAACGGTGGCACACCATTAAATTTATCAACATTTCCCGGCCCTGCGTTGTATGCTGCAAGAGCCAATTCCATGTTGCCATCGTACTTATTTAGCATTTTTTTAAGGTATCTAGCACCGCCTTCAATATTTTGTGTAATATCGTTAATATTTGTTACACCCATTTCTCTGGCTGTATCAGGCATAAGTTGTGTTAATCCAGTTGCACCTTTTGGCGATACTGCATTTGGATTAAAACCGCTTTCTGTATTTATCAAGCGTAAAAAAATTTCTGGCGGCAAATTATAACTTGCGGCTGTACGTCTTGCTATATCTTCTAAATCGTATCGGTTCATTATACCTACCTCGGTTGCATCATTGCACCTGTTTGTAAATAATTAAATAAGCCGGGCTGAAAGCTAGTGCTTTGACCTTTCATATCAGGCTGACCTGTTAAAGTTTGCAATAGTGTATTCAATGCCATTTGCGGCTGACCTGTAAAACCTTGATATTGCTTTGACCCTGCGTTTGCCAAATTTTGCATAAGAGCTTGCTGAAGTGCGCCTTGTTGCATTTGTTGGTTTTGAATAGCTTGACCGTAACCAAAAGATTGCTGACCTGCGCTTTGTAAACCTTGCGCTGCATTAAAAGCATTGTTCATTCCCTGTTGGTAACCTTGCTGTCTTAAAGCCCCAACTTTATCAAGTGCTTGCTGATTAAATCCTTTTAATGCTTCTGCCTCTGCAATTCCCTGCCTTGACCCACCGAAAGCACCTGCTCCTTGCGCTTGTGAGCCAATTTGATTTAATCCCATTTGTGCGGCACTGCCAACATCACGAAGTGTAGTGTCTACCACTTGCTGATTATATGGGTTCATCATATTTCTGGCTGCTGCGGCAGGGTTTGCGTAAGTTGCTAAGGCACCTTGTTGTGCGGCAGAAGCTTGACTGTATGGGTTTGATGCCGCTTGTGCCATATTAGGAGAAGCTTGCTGAATTGGACTACCCCCAAAACCAAGCATTGGTTGTACCATATTAGGATTTGCTGAACCTGCCATATTATTTACCGCCTCTTCTACCTTGACCTTGCATTTCTAGTTCAACGGGTTGCAAACTAGGAACTCTACTACCCATTTCTCCAGTAACTGGGTCTATTGAAAAACTATTAATGTAATCAACCTGTGCAGGTCTACGATTTTCTAATTCTGCAACGTTTGCATCAAAAACATCACCTGATGAGTAACCAGTGACACCGCCTATGGTTTGCGTTGGTGGCAAGTAAGATTGCTGACCATTTGACGGCATATTAAAAGCGTTTGCCATAACATCAGTACCTTCAAATGCTGCTGTTTGCATTGGTGAAAACCCTGCAACATCTATTCCGTACATTGGCGTATAGCCTTGTGAAGCCGCATCTGTACCAACACCAACTGTTTGCTGTGCTAAAGTTTCTCCAAACGCAGGCATATTTGCCGTTTGATCTGTTCTACCACCTTTTGCCATTATTCAATTTCCTTTTGAAAATTTGCATACATTAATTTCCAACCTTCTGGTATGAGTGGTTTTTTCCAACCAATTCTGCCAGATATTATAGCCGCTTCGCAACCGTGAGACTTTGCCCACTCACGAACATCGTCATTCATATCTAAAATTTGATCCAATTCGCCACCTGCCAAAAAAATATTTAGCACTTTCTTTCTAGGGTATACCACAATTTCTGTAACAATACACCCCCTCTGACTTGGCCAAAGCTGCATTCTACTTTCCATGATACCATCTACTATATCTTCCCACATATGTGTACCACCAGTATACACTAAAGCCGCCTCTATCCATGGGCGGCATCTTTCAAGTTCATTTAGTGGTAATGTATCTTTTGCCATTTAATATGTAGACAATGCTACCCTCTTCCAAATTGCTGAACTTCCGTTATGTGAACCAGTGCAAATATAAATATAGCTACTATCCCAAGCTACCATTCCCTCAACATCACCAGCCGAACCAACGCTAGAACTAGGAGTTCCTTGCTTCATGGCAACCTGTCTAAACGCTCCATCTGATGAAACTACTGGATAATTGTTTGCATCATCCCAAAGAAAAATTCCGTTATCGGCTGGAATATCATCTGACTGTTTAAAAAACAGTTTACCTAAGTTTCTGCTTAGAAACAGATTAAGCTCTCTTCCCCACTGCCTGATGTCCGTACCTATAACTGGTGGTGTGACTGGCATTATCTGTTACCTCCAGCCTTTGTTTCAAGTCGCATTGTTCCAACACGCCACGCAGTAGGTTGATCGCCTTCAACTCTCATTCGTAATTGTCTTCCAGTAAATCTTACAGAAGTTGGGTTGCTTGGATTAAAAGGACCATGTGTTGTTTCTGTAGCGTTAGGATAAAATCTTGTTTTAAATTTTAAATCTACATCGCCTTGTGTTTTTTCATCTGGAATAACGTCTGTTACCTTTGCAACTTGATCTCCACTACCTAAAGAAACTGGCCCAGTTTCACAAAAAATTGAACCGCTATCATAATTTAAACCCTGTTCGTGGTTCCAAACTAAAACAGGCTCTACAACGTTTGCTGTTCCACCCATTCCGCTATGGTTACTGCAATAATAATAAAGTGTTGAAGGAGTGCTATCTGTTACAGTTATTTCTGTATAGGCTCCTGCATTTCCAGCCGTTCCTACTGTTGTGACACCCGAAGAATAAGCTGACCCACCACCATGCGTTCCATTAGATGTTGTAGAAAATCTAAACGGATGGTTTACATTTGACGCATCTGATTGGTCAAAACGATATACGCCACCCTTTCTCAATGTTATCGTAGGAGCCGCACCAGAATGATCTGATATGAAATACTTATTTCCACCACCACTTGCAGCTACAGTTACATTATAAGTTATATTCTCAGCATTTTCGCCACTCATTATTGGTGTTCTAAATACACCTCTGGAAACTCCAGCAGTTCTTGACAGATTGCCAATTAGCCAATGGTTTTCAAGTAAATCAAACGCAACGTATCTATCTATTTCTAAGCTATTTGCAGACGGATAAAACCACCAAACTTCACTAAATTCTGTATTGCTAAATGCCCATATTTTAGATTGTTGGTTTACGTTTATATCGTCAAAAACATAGTCGTGAACTTCGCAAGGTATTTCTCTAACAGAGTTACCATCAAAACCAAAGAAGCCTTTTTGCCCCATCCAGAAAGAACCCATGTCTGTATCAACAGCAGACATACGCGAAACTGCACCGCAAGATGTTCCGACCCTGTTAAAGCCATAAACATAAGGTGGCCCTAAGTATTTTGCAGAAAACGCATCACTATCAGTGATTATCAGAGTTTGACCTCTGGTATTTAATCCCTGCATTATTTGCCCAGTAGTTTGCAGTAAAATGTCACCTGCTTCATTAGTAGCGGCAGGTGTCCAAGTTGTGTTTGCCTCTTTATCGCACCATTGTACTTTTCTAGGATCACCGCCTGCGCCTAAACAAAATATAAATCTTTCTTCAGTTACAACTAATCCAAGATTGTTTGTCGGAGCATTTGCTACAGGTGCAGCGACAGCGCTAGAACCAAGTTGCCACTCTACCAATGTACCAGTGTCGTAATGAACACCGACTAAAAACTGCCCAAAGTTATCTAACGACCATGATGTTGCTTCAGAGTATGTGCCAGTAGCAGGGCGTTGTGTTCCAAAATATCCAGTACCATAAAAGCCACCACCAAAACCTAAATTTAACCCTGCATCTTCGCGCCCAGTAGTCATTGATGTTGGCGTTATATCGTAAGTTATTCCTGCGCCTGTCATAGCTGTTAATTCGTTATGACTTCCTGCTGCAAAATAAGAAGTGCTTCCGTTATCTTCCCAAGCGTGAGCGCCTCTAATTGGGTTAGCGCAAAATCCATTTTTAAAGGTTTGCCACCCACCAATAGGGCGCAAAGAACCATCTCTCCACCTTACTAAGCTTCCATCGCGCCACCTATTTGAAGCATCTAATTCAGTGCCGTTTCGGTAAAATCCTGCTTTTATATCTAATGGTACTAATGGCATTATGTAGTCGCTCCGTAAATTGTACCGCTATTACTTAGAGTGTATGAGTTTCCGCTATCCTCAATAGCCTTACCTCCTGACCCTTTATTTGAGCCGCTTGCCCCAGTAACAGCGCGATAGCCATCACCACCATCTGCTCCCCAGCCGCCTCCTCCTCCTGACGCTCCGAAGTAATCAGTGTTGCTAAACCCATCTTCCCCT